CTGCTCACTACATTCACCGGCTTCGTATCTAACATCACTCTCTCACTTATGAGAAGTTGCTTTATTGCTTCTTTATGATCTTCAGATACCCATCCGGTATTCAGTGTGGTCCGTACTCTTCCGTTTGTATTGAACTTCTTGTATTGTTCTATGTCGGTGTCGTAGGAGACACCGCTATAGGCTACCGTCAGGTTTGACTTTCTAAACTGTTCAGATGTCACCTCTAGGTCATCATCGCTTCTTTTGAAGAAGTTTAAGAATTCCCAGGTGCCATACTTATTCAGGAATCGTATCGTTTGTGTTGTGTATTTCGGCTCGCACTGTTTGATTACTTTTAGTGTTGCTACTTCTGCAGCTAGGCTGTCCAGTAGCACTATTTCCCATTCATCTTGATTGATCGGTCTGTCTGATGCTGCTCCAGTATATCCATCGCTTGTTAGATAGTTATTCAGTCCTATTGGTCCGATAGGTAGCCTCGTGATCTGATCTTCCGGTTGCACACTTCCGTGTCTTGATGTTATGTCAAACGTGTATTTGACCACTCCTCCGACCTTATATGCTACCTCATCTATCGTTTCCGAATCTTTTTCTCCGAGGTATGTAGAAACCATTTCGTATCCGTCATCTTTTACATATACCGTTGACGTACTGTTTAGGTATCCGTCTGTTGCTGCTGCGTTTGCTCCTTCTTCATATTCGTGATATCCATCACTCACTGCAAATGTTCCGGAGCTGCCAGTGACGTTTGTTATAACCGTTGGCGTAGATACCGAGTAGTAGTTGAGGTCGTAGTCTATATCTACCCACACGATATTGTTATTCTTTTCTCCAGTTGGTGATGTTCGTGTAATATTTGTATCAAACACTCCTTCCATCTCTTCTCTCACCATCGGTGCAATATCAAATGCCACCTGGAATGTATCACCGGAAGTATGTGATACAAACTTATCTCTGAATAGTGTGTAGTCAGGATTGCTTGGTCTGCTACCATAATCGCTACTCCATACAAATATTTCTATCGATACATCTACTGGTGCATCTACTGTATCTGCTGCTTCGGCAACGGTTATATATATTGGGCTTCTTGCTCCTACTAAATCTGTCGGTGCTACTATTTGTGCCATTAGAATATCTGTTTAAGTGTGTGCTTCATAAAGTCTTCTATATCGAGCTTGAAGGCTCTTCTAATCTCTACCGGCATTCTCCTGAATCCTAATGTGAATGGCCTGGTGAAGAAGTAGCTAGGCTTGATACCGTCTCTGTATATCTTGTTTTGTATTGCAAAGGCTAGGGACCGTCTCTTGATGAATCTTCCTTTCTCGTCTCTTATGCTTTTGAAGCCTCTCCTCACGATCCACTTGTCTAGTGGTCCGATTGGTGGCTTCTTGTTTTTGTAGCTGTATGGAGTATTGTATTTCTTCTTGATACCACTTACACCTTTGTCTTGGTATTCTCCGTACTCCTCCATCTTGAAGTCAAAGCTAAAGCTGATTCCTGATTGAGACGCTCTCATATCATATCCAATGGAATCGTACAGCTTCTTGCTCACGTTCTTCTTCTTCTTGGTCAAGTTAGCTCGTGCTTGCTGCACGACATACTTGCCAAACTTATCGAAGGTCTCCTGGAGATGTTCAGGGTTAAACGCAGGCATTGATTTCGCTGTTTGGTATACTTATATTGAAGGTCACATCCCATCCGGCTAGCATATTATCAAACCTCTCTACAAATGGTTCGGCTGTTGGTGCTCCTTCTATTTGATACTTGTCGCTGAAGATTGTACCTCTGCTCAAGCTAGTCCATAGCTCATTGGCTGCTCCGAGCATTGCGTTGTGAACGTCCTGCTCGTTATTGTTTCCTCTGAAGAATGGAGCTGTTTCGCTTCTTGGATCATCCTTGCTGAATTCTACGATGTCTGCAAATAGTATGCTTACGCTGAACGTTATTACGTGATCGGAGAACGTAGCGTTCTGTATCACTAGATGCGCTAGTGGAAAGATTGTCTGCTTCGCTAGGTCTACCTCTAGGAGGTCTCCAGTGGTTACTGTGTTGATTGAAGGGCTTGCAACTAATGTTGTTCGCAGCTTCTCTAGTAAGTCGTAGTATCCGGTCATTTCTTTATCATCTTCTTTTCGAGGTCTATCTTCTCTTTTTCAAATTCCAAGTACATCAGTGCTTGGTGTATGGAGATCCTAGTAATGCTCTCAAACTTTGTAACGTCTCCTTGAGCGAGTGCATATATGCTTGTGTACCATCCCCATTTCCGTCCGAAGTTTGCTCCGATGCTGTAGTCGAACTCTCCTGATCCTTCTCCAAAGATTGCAGCATAGCTATCGATAACTCCGTTCCTAAAGTCCAAAAAAAAACCAATGCTCCGAAGACGCAGTCCATCGTTAGGTTTTTCATTGTATCGCTATACTTGTGGCTGCTCTCATAGTCTTCTATTCGATACAGCTCTTTTGCTTCACTTACGATTGGCCGGTATAGCACGGCCATCGAATTGTGCATTGTTTCCCATTCTACGATTGTCGTGTCCAGGTCCACATACTCTCCGAAGGTTATATCCTCGAGGTTCGGTATAAATCCGAACTCTTTGTTCTTGATCCTGGTCCTCTGCTTTAGTTGATATTTCTCGTCAAAGTAAGAGAATAGCTTTCTGCTGATTCTCGTTACTTCTTTGAAGGGCATACTGTTCACTACGATCAGTGGCACCTTGCAGAATATCTCTATAGCCTTCTGTGCAATAAACATCTCATCGTCACTCTTGAGTGCGAGGAAACGTTGGTATTGCTCCAGGGTTATCTCGTGTAGTCCTTCCGGGATCAGGATTTCTATCTCCATATATAAGTAACTGATTTTTCGTATTCTGTTTAGAATTTATCTAACTGCATAGCGACCATAATTCGGTCTGCTCATTCTGTTGTATGTCGCATACCTCATCGCATCGATTGCGTGGTTGTATTTGTCGATAGGTTTGTTTAGGATCTTGCCGTTATGATCCTCTATCCATTTATAGTTACGCATCTCTTTGATCAGGTTCAGGCTTGACTTGGTGATGTATAGCTTATGTCTTTTGAGCATATCGATTCCTGCCATTACACTGTCCGGTCCTTTTGCTGTTGGTTTGATGTTCCATCCGAAGAGCTGTAGTTCCTTGATGCTCTTCGGCTCTGCACTATCTGCAAATATCTCTGCTCTTTTATCTATGTTTAGTCCCTGGAGTGAATGGTGAATGTCTCTGTTGGTCATTCCGGTTTGGTAGATCTTCTCATCGAAGTATAGGTCTCCTTTGTATTCGTATGCTATCACAAGGGTTGTTGGATCATTAGTGAATCCGAAGTCCATTCCTGCTGCTACTTGTCTTGCTCCTTCAGGTACCTGGTCCGACTCGTGGTATTGGAAGATAAGTGCCTTGCTTGCTCCTCTTTCTCCTAGTCCATACACTTGCCAGTATTGCTCGTCTGTTTCCTTCAGTCTTTCTATCTCGTCTATGATCGTCTGTGGGAGGAATGGATTGTCTAGGTATGTTGTTTTGTGAAACTCTGCATCGTCTCTTGGTATCACCTTATCGTATATCCAGTGGTATTCATCACTAGGGTTGTAGTCAATCACGATCCTGCCGTTGGTCCGGAGGACGAGCTGCTGCCAATCTTCGTAGTGCAGCTCATTGGCCTCATTGATATACAGCAGGTCTCTTTTGCGACCTCTCACTTTCTGTGGTTGGTCCAGGGATATAAATTCTACCATATTGCTCCCTAGCATATATTCGTGGGAGCTTTTGTTATGGTGTGCAGGATTGTAGTGGCCTACCTTCTCTAGGATTTCAAAGAAGTCTCTCATCACTGATGATCTTACTGCAGGGAATGTCTTCCTGCAGATGGTGATTGTTTCTCCTTTAGCTACCGATAGGCAATAGTATATCAGCCATATCAGGATGTTGTATGTCTTCCCTGATCTAGTTCCTCCTTGCTCAATGATTATCTTCTTCTGTGCTTGGAGTAGATGTCTGAATACTACATTAGTCTTTAGTTCCATCTATGATTTGGATATTGAAGCCAGTGTCCGTGTCGTGTTGGATTTCTTGTCTCTCGATATATCCTCTGTTCTTTCCTTTGGTCTTTAGATAGAATATTGTTGCTGATGTACTTCCGTCTCTAATCTGCTTGTGCAGTTGACTTTCGGCAAAGTCCAATGCTACGTTTTGTATCTCGTCTATCTGCTTTTTGAATTCAGGATCGTTGTTGTAGTAATCGTAGTATGTCACTCTGCTTACTCCGACCATTTTGCAGGCTTGAGTTACTACTCCAAGGCTCTGTTCCATTGCCTGGACGAGTTGCCTTTTATTGTGTAAGGATTTGTTAGTTGCCATAGCGTAAATTAGAAAGGCCCGGGAGTGTAAGCGACACTCTCCGGGGTTACCAAACCAATACCTTCAGGGATTTGGGCTGAAGGTTTAATTTTAAGAACGTTTGCTTATACCTCCTCTCCGTTTATTTTAGTTATTATGTGTTCGTCTAGTTGCTGCATCCGGTCAATGATTACCTGGCAGTACTTTGGATCTAGTTCTATTCCGTAGCACTTTCTTCCTAGTTGGTGGCAGGCTACCATTGTGCTTCCTGATCCGCAGAATGGATCTCCTACGATCTCTCCAGGTTTTGAGCTGTTCTTTATCAGGTCACCTACTAATGGTATAGGTTTCATTGTTGGATGCACATCGTTCTTTGTAGGTTTATCGTGGTGTATGATCGTGCTAGGTTGCTCGTTTACGCTCTCTAGGAGCTTCACGAGCTCGTCTTTCTTCATCTTACTGAAGTCTACCTCTTGTTCTATAACTGTTGGGTTTGTTCTGTCGTTGGTGAAGTAGTGTCCTGCACCTTCTTTCCATCCGTATAAGATAGGCTCGTGTTTCCACTGGTAATCTTGTCTTCCTAGTACGATGCTGTTCTTTACCCATATCAGGCATTGCTTGAGTAGCAATCCGCTTCTTTGCCATCCTAACCTAAATGCGTTGCTTGCACTGTCAGCGTGAAAGACATACCATCCTCCTCCTTTCTTTGTCTTGTGTGCATTGGCATCGTAGAAGCCTTGTAGGAATTGCATAAAGTCCTCGTCACCCATTTTATCGTTTTGGATCTTGAGGCCGTTGCTGCCTTCGTAGTCTACATTGTATGGCGGATCCGTGAGCACTAGGTCGTAGTATTCTTCTCCGGTTAGTCTTTCTATCACATCGTAGCTTGTGCTGTCATCGCATATAAGTCTGTGGAGCTCTTCTCCTGCTTTATGGAAGGTTATCAGGTCTCCTTGCTTCACATACAGCTTTGTTTGTTCTGAAGGCTCGTAGTTATCGTCTGTGGCTTCTTCTTCATCTAGTTGTGCCCAGTCTTCAGGGAAGTCCATTCCCCATTCAAGAAGATCCTGGGTATCGTATTCGTTTGCTAGCGCATCCCAATCCCATTCACCGAATGAGCTATTGTCTTTTATGATAAATTCCTTCTGCTGCTCTTCTGTGAGATTGCTTGCTTTGATGATTGGTACCTCCGATAGTCCTGCTTCGATGCAGGCCCGGAGGCGCATATTGCCTCCGAGGACTACCATATCGTCATTGACCACTATTGGCCGGAGGTCTAGCATCTCGGGAAACTCTTTGATGCTTTTTACTAGCTTGTCAAACTTATGGCCCTTGATTGTTCTAGGGTTGTTCGGGTTTGGCTGTACGTTGATGATCTTTACTCTCTCCATTATAATCCACAGTATCCACTATCACACTCATCGAAATCGTCTTCGAAGAGTTCAAATTGTAATTTATATTCTTTTATCTTTTCGTATGTCACTCCGGTTTTCCAAGTTCCCTTTCCTCCTCTTCCGATTTCCTGATCCGAGAACCATTGCATCTTCTCCGGGTTTCTCTCAAACATTTTCTTCAGCAGGATCTCGTTTCTATGAAAGCATCCTACGCAGTTATTCATCCAAGCAAATCGCACTGGTTTGTCTTTCCAATACTGTTCTATCTTGTCTTTGTATATGTTATCTAGTATTAGTGGAAAGCTAGGAGATTGCCATTCAAAGTTTTGCCATTTGTTTCTTCCGTTAGGATGTTTCTCGACTGTTGCTTTGATCTCGAGTAGTCCATTCTCATTCTTTCTCTCGATCATCTTCTTTGCTCTCCTCTGCTCATTGGCTCGGAAGCCAATACGCATATCACACGGTTCTCCTATCTCTTTATACCACCAATTAAATATTGGTATCAACTTCATATTGGTGGTGCAGTATCGGTGCAGTTTGTTTGGTAACCATCCTCCTTTAGTCTTTACTACCTGATCAAATGTCAGGCCGGTTACCCAGGTGATTTCTCTTCCTATGTATTGTTCTAGATCTAGCATTGTATAGATGATAGCATCTTCTTCTGCTGTAGCAATGAAAGGAGCTTGTATGCGATCTTCTACTTCTTTGCGTATCTTTTCGTCTTTGAATCTTGCTCGTTCATCTTCGATCCTTACCAATGAGAAGACATCATAGTCCGCAGGATAGTTTGCGGCTATGTAGCTTGATGTCTTTCCTCCGCTTAAGCTATTGACTTTTTTCATTATAATGTATCTTCTATAAAGTAACTGTCAATATCCATTTTGTCTATGAAGAATGTTTTGTACCGGTCCAGGGCCTGCTGCACTTTCTCTCTTCCTGCTAGGTAGAACTCTTCACTCACGTGATACACTCCTATGTCTAGGCTTCCTTTATCTATTGCTACGAAGTGGAAGTTCTCGTAGGGTATATCGAATAGGTTGCAGTATAGATATGCTTGCACATCATATCCGTACTTTCGTGCACTGTATCGGAAGGCATTCAGGTCCGTGGTGCTTTTAAGATCTATGATATGGCCGTCTTGTATTATGTCGGCTTTTGCTCGGAAGGGATAGCCTCCGAGCATATCAACGCAGGGCACCTCGAACTGGGCTTTGTTGAGATAGGAAAGAACCTTCTCGTTCCGGAGCATTGCATCTTGCAGTCTCCGGATCTCCTCTTCTTCTTTCTTGGTGATTACCTGACTATGTCTCTCCTTTGCCTCTTTGAATGCTTTTGCATTGCGGCTCTGCACATCTACGACCTCTACCTCATCCATCTTGTGTGGTTCGAGTATTGCCCAGTGGAACAGCTTTCCTATCAGGAGAGCTTTTGAATCAGTGGCTTGACCGTACTTCTGCACATAGTGGTATGTCTTTGGGCTAGATAACAGTTGTTTGATGCTGCTGCTTGAGAGCGCAGCCTTGCCCAAGTAATCGTAGTAGAAGTCATCGTCTATTGCTTGCTCCTCTAGGATTACTTTCTCTTCTTCAGTTCCGTCTAGGAGCTGTATCATTTTTCTACTATAGGCCATTGGTCATTCCTTGTGCTAGTAGTGCGTTGATGATTGCGAAGGCAACGGATGCCAGGATGAA